CGTCCGAATCCACTTCTTACGTTACTGACTGCGTATTCTTCTACAGAGTATTGCTCGTGTGGATTTTGTTCACGCAAATGATGGAGTATTTGCTCACATTCTGCTGGACTATTTGCTTCTGCTACCATGTTGTCAGAACTGTCCATGATTCTATATCTAGTAATCATATAGATTTATTTAATAAGTATTTTCGAATTCAAATGTATAAATATAATATATTAGGAGTACACCATGCAAGTAATTGATATTTTAACAGAGAACAAAAAAGTTGACGAGGGTCCAGTTCGCTTTCTAAAGCGTACACTAGGAAAAAACACAGCTATGGGCAAGGCCGCACAGTTGGATGTTGAACTAGACAAGGAAGTAAACAAACTGTACAAAGAGTTTTATGCTGTTTCCAAGCAAGATCCACAACTTAAAGGCATGACAGCAAAGGGCCTAGCAAACTACATAGTAAGCAAGGGTTTTGCAGGTAAACCTTCCGATGTTATGCGTTTTATCAATCAACAGCCTGGTGCTATGCGTACTGCTAAAAAAGGTGCAAAAGCAGTTGCTAAAACCGCCGGCAAAGCCGCGACTGGCGTCGCTAAAGGAGCCAAGGCACTCAGCAAGGGTGTTGGTGCAGTAGCTGGCAAGATCAAGAAAGCAGTTGCTCCTAAGGACACTAACCTAACTCCACAGGGCAAACAAATGGAACTTCCGTTGGCACAGAGCATGTATGGTGAATCAACTGTTACAGAAGTTGATGCTCAATTGTCAAAAGCACAGGTAAAGAAAGTTCTCAAAGGATTTGTTAGAAAAGGTTTCCAAGCACAGCTCGGCAAGAGAATGGCAAAAAGTGATTACGGTGATGCAGATAGCGTAGCACAAAAGGGTGCTGAAAAGAAACTTGCTAAGGTTGGAGTAGATACAAAACTAGCAAACACAATTACGTCCTTGCAGAAACAAGGATACAAGGTAATACCTCCCAAAACGAAACAAACTGCTTAATCCTACCAAAAAGGCATTTTAGACTTTTTAGCAGTCTCTAAGTTTTCCTTGATTATTTCATTGATTATTTCAATGTCTCCACGTTCGAGGACAAACGCTTCTGATATGGAAATACTTCCACGCATGTACCAACATATACGATACAGCGTATCTTTGAGTTGTTTTACCTCTCCTTCTAGGAGCTTAACCTCGCTTAGGATTTTATCGAGGGGCCACGTTAAGATCCTTATACGAAAAAATTTGACTGGTCAAAGGTAATAGGCATCTCATAAACTTTAGGTGCGCCTTTTTCCATCTCTTCTGCTGTCGCTTCGATCTTCAGTGGTTTCTGAGTGAACTTGTCTTTTTCCTTACCGATGTGTTCAGTAATTTGATTGTATACTTTTGCATCAGCACCTTCAATGAATTCTTTCAAGTGTGCCTTGTTTACAACTGCATCCTGTTCACCATCTATTTGTATAGCTGTCACACTTTCTACAACAATACCTATGTTAAGTTCAGTAAGTGCTTTGAAACTTTTTTGAAATGCTTCAAGTTTTTCAGTAGGGTTTGCTTCTTCATTGTTTACTATTTGAAAAATTCTTTGTTCTTCAAAAGCCTTGACACTTTGTGATGTCAATGTTTTGTATGTTACAGGTTTTATCTGTACAGTGAATCCTTCAATTTTAAAAGTATCAACAAATTCAGTGCTAGTGTATCTGTCCAGTAGTTGTTGTAAATTGAGATCAAATTCTTTCTCAATATCAGTTCCAGGAACCATTCCTTTCATAGGAAGCAGTTCTCCGTAACTTGCCATTCGTATTGCTACCAACATTGCATCCATGTCAATTGATGGAGCCTTCCAAGCGTCCTTGACATCAGGAATACAACTTTGTATCACATCAACAGTCGCTTGTCCGTTCAACAACGCATCGGGCGTTTTAAAAAGTATTTCGTCTTTTGCCGTCATTGCATAAACAGGATATTCTCCAGTTTCGGTTATGTTTAAACTTCCTTCCGGCCAATATTTTCCTCTGCTAGGCAACTTGATGTAGATTTTCGGTTGTCTTAGGTGTTTCGCTAGTGGATTAACGTTGGTCACGTTTACTCCAGCTGGAATACCTTGAATTGTAGTTCCCATTTTTGGGTTCGAGTTATCTACCATGTTTATTTCTCCTGCTAAATATAATTAATATAGCATAGTATTTATGGTATCAGATAAACAGAGTATTTAATTCATGGCTGACGTAAAAATTGACATTCCAGGAGTAGGCGAAGTAGTCGCAGAGGGAGCCGCGTCAGAACAAACTCTAAAGCAGATTGTTAAGTTACTAGGTGGTGGAAGTTCATTAGCCAAAGGAGATAAGAAAGGGCCTTTGGGCAAAGAATCAGAAGAAACAGCTAAAAGTGTAGATGAGCTAGGAAAACAATCAGACGAAACAACAGGTGCTTTAGGATCATTAGCCAAAGGAGCCAGTTCGCTCATAGGCGGTGCTTTTAATGCCTTGACAGCGGCGATTGGTAGCGTTGTTGGAGCAATACCAGGATTTGCAGGTGAACTGCTTTTTGGTGGCAATAGGATCTCAGATTTTGTTCAACATGTTCCTTTGCTAGGGCAACAATTTGCAGGACTGGCTAAAGCTGTTGAAGGCCAACTAGATGTATTTAGAGAGCTGTCAACAATTGGTGCTGGCTTTGGTAACAACATGTTCGAACTAGCCAGCATAGCAGGTAGATCAGCAATACCACAGGAAGAATTTGCTAATCTTCTACAATCCAATGCAGAAGGTATAAGAATATTTGGAAACAGTATTCAAGACGGTGCTAGAAATTTTGGTAGATTAAGTAAGGAATTGAGACAAAGCACAGCAGGTCAAGATCTAATGGCAATGGGTTTTACAACTCAAGAACTTAATGAAAATTTAATATCATATAGCGAACTTACACAGTTAAGCGGCAGAAGACAGTTCATGACACAAGAACAGTTGATACAAGGTTCTTTAGAATATTCAAAAGAATTAGACAAGATAGCAAAACTTACTGGTAAAAGTAGAAAAGATATTGAAGCACAACAAAGAGCCGCATCATTGGATATTAGACGACAGATGGCTATAGCTGAAGCTGGAGACAATTTGAGAGATAGGTTGTCGCAGATTGCGGCTGTATCACCTGAGATAGAAGCGGCAATAGTTGACATGGCAGATGGTATTGCAAACGATCCGTTGACACAACAATTAATGGCTAACAATGCAACCTTTAGAGAACAAGCACAAAATGTTCAAAATATGACAGCGGAACAGGCGAATAATTTTTTAAGAAGCATGGCCGACGATGGTTTAGAGTTTGCAAATACCTTAGGAAAAGCAGGTGTACAAGCTTCAATATCAGGCAACACTGCAACAGGTGAAATGCTTAAAACAATAGGCTCATTGCAAAAAGTTCAAAAAACAACCGCAAATATTACAGAAGAAGAACAAGCCAGAAGAGATAAAATGACTAAAGCATTGTCAACGGCAGAAGAAGCTATCAATAATGTAAAAGGAAAACTGATATCAAATATTGTGGATAGTGATGTATTTAAAAAGGTTACTGATACTATAGGAGATTTGATTCCTACTGTAGAAGAAATGGATGAATATTATGAGAAAGCTTCTGGTTTCTTTACTAAAGAAATTTTACCTAGGTTCAAACAGATACAAGAAGGACTTATGAAGGTTGATTGGAACAAACATCTTGATACTATTACTGGTTGGTTTACTTCTCTTTCTAAAAAGGCAGGAGATATTGGCACAGGACTAATAGACAAAGTTAGACAGATGATAACTGATCTTACCGGATGGTGGGAAAATGGAGGCAAACAAAAATTTGATGAAGCTATGAAACAATTGAGTGACTTTTATAATATACATGTCAAGCCTTTCCTGGATAGAATACTAGGCGGAGATTTTTCTGGAGTACTCGCAGACATAGGCGCCTTAATCAAAGATTTGGCCATGTCAGCATTAAAAAGCATGTTCGCCGATTTTGATTGGGTATCTTTTGGTGTAAGTGCCGCAGGATTATTAGTATTGACTTTGACAAAACTTAATCCTTTTGGACTTGTAGCAAGTACGATTATATCAGGTATTGTAGGATTTATTGGTTGGGACAATATCAAAGGCTTTTTCTCGAACTTAGGTTTGGGAGAAGCAATTAGCGGTGCATGGCAAAAAATCAAGGATGGATTTGCAGGATTGTTCAATTTTGAATTCAAAATGCCAAATTTTAAACAGTATCTACCAAAATGGTTAGGTGGAGAAGGAAAATCACTTTCGTCACTGTTTTCGGGAGAAGACTCTGCAACAGAGAATACCCAAACTGCTAGTGTCACTAAAATGGATTCGGCTACAGAAGCAGTAGAAGAAGCAGTAGCCAAAACATCAACAGCAGTCAAAGATGCTAAAGAGAAAGTAGCCACAAATTTAGAAGACGCAGGAGCAAATGCTATAAATATACAGTTAGCAGAATTAATTGAGGTTAATAAAAAAGCGAACAAGTTAATATCCGCCTTAAATGGTAATGTAATGGCAGGATAGGAATATAATATGAGTTGGAAAAGACATTTTACTACAGTAGATCAATTACAAGGCGGGACCGGTAGTCCTTTAAGTAATACAGGATCTCAACCAGGACCAGCAAGAACCAACTATTCAAGTTTTTTACCAGATGTATATACAGGTGCTCCAAACAGAGTTGAACGTTACGGACAATATAATGTAATGGATCAAGATTCTGAAGTAAATGCCGCACTGGATATACTTGCAGAATTTTGCACACAACAGAACACACAAAATAAAACAACCTTTACATTAGATTTTAAGACAAAGGCAACTGGCAGTGAAATAAAAGTTTTAGAACAGTATCTACAACAATGGACAAAATCAAATAACTTTGAGACACGCATGTTTAAGATTGTGCGTAATGTTTTCAAATTTGGAGATGCTTTTTTTGTTAGAGATCCAGAAACAACTAACTGGTTTCATATTGATCCTGCTAAAGTATCAAGCATTATTGTTAACGAGTCAGAAGGAAAAAAACCGGAACAATATATTGTTAAAGACATCAACTTAAATTTTGTAGATAAAGTAGCCACAACTCCATACACAACTAATGGAAATGTAACAGGCGGTGGCGATGGATATTTAACTGGTGGCGTAAGAGGTATGGTAGGAAACACTTCAACACAAAGCAGTTCTACTAGATTTGGTATAGATAAAAATAAGGAAATTGCCGTTGACGCAAAACACATTGTACATTTAAGTTTGTCAGAAGGATTAGACAATAACGCACCATTTGGTAATTCGTTACTAGAAAGTATTTTTAAAGTATATAAACAAAAAGAATTACTAGAAGATGCTATCATAATTTATAGAACACAAAGAGCTCCGGAGCGTAGGGTATTTTATGTTGATGTTGGTAATATGCCATCACACCTTGCAATGCAATTTGTTGAAAGAGTAAAAACAGAAATTCATCAGAGACGTATTCCGAGTAAAACAGGAGGAGGTACTTCTGTGATAGATAGTGCGTATAATCCTTTATCAACCAATGAAGATTATTTCTTTCCGCAGACTGCTGAAGGTAGAGGATCTAAAGTTGAAACATTACCAGGTGGTACTAATTTAGGTGAAATCGACGATCTTAAATATTTTACAAACAAACTTGTAAGAGGATTACGTATTCCTAGCTCATACTTACCAGCGGCGGCACAAGATGAAGGACAAAGTCAGTTTAACGACGGTAGAGTAGGTACAGCATACATACAAGAATTAAGATTTAACAAATACTGTGAACGTTTACAAAACTTACTAGTAGAAGTGTTCAATCAAGAATTTAAACGTTATCTATTAGAAAAAGGTGTAAACATTGATATTGCAATGTTTGATTTATTATTTCAACCACCGCAAAACTTTGCAAGTTACAGACAGTCTGAATTAGATAATCAGCGTATAGGAACGTTTGCACAGATACAAGCGATCCCGTTTATTAGTAATAGATATGCTATGAAAAGATTTTTAGGAATGTCAGATGCCGAACTTGCTGAAAATGAAAGATATTGGAAAGAAGAAAATGATGAAAATCTAACCAAACCACCAACTGATGCACAAGGAGAAATGAGAGGTGCAGGTATAAGTGGTGCAGGTATAGGTGCAGATATAGAAGGTGCAACTGATACAGCACCAGAAGGTGAGGATCCTACAGTAACAGCAGGAGCAACTGATACAACAGGTGCAGGAGGAGATGCCGGTGTAGGTGACGCAGAGCCAACGCCTGAGGCATAAATAATAGCATGATACTTAGAGAATTATTTTATTTTGACAAACAGACCATCGAACCGATCGAAGATAAGTCTTATGATCCAACAGATGACGAAAGTATTGTCAAACGTGATGATACACGTAAAACAAGATTGACACTGAGACAAATCAACAAAGCCCGTAAGGCTTCAGAAGTACATGCTGAAGAGCAAGAGAAAGAATTAGATTTTGTCCGACAGATGTACGGAATTCAAGCACAACCAGAAGCAGTATAAGAGGTAAACCGATGACGGTAGCTTTCGTTATAGGAAATGGCGAGAGTCGTAAAGACATTGACCTCTATCCTTTAAAAAATTACGGAAAAGTTTATGCCTGTAATGCAGTATATCGACATTATCAACCTGACTATCTTGTAGCAGTTGATGTCAAAATGATACTAGAAATAAATCAACATAAGTGGCAAATGGAAAATCAAGTATGGACAAATCCAAACAAAGCATATCACGGTATGGAAGGATTTAACTTTTTTCAACCAAGCAAAGGTTGGAGCAGTGGACCTACAGCATTATGGTTGGCAAGCACACACGGACACGATACAATTTACATACTAGGATTTGATTTTCATGGAAAAAAAGACGAAAAAGGAGAACGCACAAAGGTAAATAACTTGTACGCAGGAACGCAAAATTACAAAAAATCTCATGAACCTCCAACGTATTTTGGTAATTGGGAAAGGCAAACTGCGTCAACATGTGAAGCACACGCTGGCACAAAGTACATAAGAATAGTTGAAGATGGTGACGATTTTATACCTAAGCAACTAAAAAAAGTAGCAAATTGTTCTCATATTTCAGTAAGTGAGTTCAAAAGATACTATGATATGTAGTAACATGTCAAAACAGACTGTTTTGACCCCATTTTCCACGTATTTTATAATAAAAATGTAAATAATACTAGACAGCCTTACCAATAAACTTAACAGGAGAGAAAAATGGCAGATAAATCCAAATTAGAGCAAATGCTCGAAAAACTAGTTAATAATGACCGCGAAGGTGCGGATTCATTATTTCACGAATTTGTAATTGAAAAATCTCGTGGCATTTATGAAAAAATGCTAGAAGACGATCTTAATGATATCGAAGTTGATGAAGCTTCTCATGATAAAGATGAGAAGAAGAAAGATAAAAAAGACGACGAGAAAGTAAAAGAAGAATCAGACGAAGAAGTTGATGAATCTTCAGACGACGAAGAAGTAAAAGAAACTTCAGATGAAGAAGTTGATGAAGCTTCAGACGAAGACGTTGAAGAAGCAACAGACGAAAAAACAGACGAAAACTTCGCAGAAATTACACCAGAAGCTGACCCAATGGGCGGCGATGCGGCAGATGACATGATCGATGACATGGAAGCTGACGACGAAGGTGATATGGAAAAAGACGATGACGCAGAAGATATGGAAGATCGCGTTGTTGACTTAGAAGATGCTCTTGATGACCTAAAAGCTGAATTTGAAAAAATGATGGCTGACAAAGAAGGTGGCGACGACATGGATGATGAAGACGCTCCGGACATGGATATGGGTGATGAAGAGAAGGAAGACGAGGCAATTGAGCCAGCTTCCGATCTTAGCATGGAACAGCCAGTAGCTGACGAAATGCCTTTTGAAGGTAAAAAATCAGAAACTGAGCAAATGCGTGAATATGTAGAAAAAGTTGCTACACCTAAAGGTGAAGACAACAAAGCTAAAAGCCCAGTAGCAAGTGCTAACAACATGGGTGGAACAGCTTCTAACTTAAACGCAGGTGGAGAAGGCGATACAAAGGGTTCGGCGATGTCAGCAAAAGAAGATAATGCTGGTAACGTAAACGTACCTGGCGGAAAGGCTTCAAAATCAATGTCCAATGCTAAAGGCCACGGTGCTGAGAAAAAAGGCGCAGGCGAAACAGGTGCTGACACAAAGAGTGTTGTCGGTAGCTAATTGAGGACTGAAGGTAGATGTTAAACTTACTATCAGAGGCATTATCATTCGACCAAGCTAAAATGGTCGTGGAGCATACCGAAAATGAATCAGGTGGAAAAGACCTGTATTTAAAAGGTATTTGCATCCAAGGTGGTGTAAGGAATGCTAATCAAAGAGTATATC